TATCTTGAGTAAATACCGAAAGTCAGAAGTAAAATTAGTACCTTCTACATCAATATAAAAACTATATTCGTTGTTAGTACTTAAATCAAAAGTTGTGGTTTGGTATGCATCATCTGCTGTCCTTGTAACTGCTGAACCACTTGTTGGTATTATACTTGTACTATACGTCCCTTCTTCAAGTTGCGCGCCCCATACAGCTATTTTATCGCCAGAAACGCCGCTTACTTCAATATCCACAAATATAGGTGCGCCAAAATCTGTAGGCGTTACATTGTCTTTTGTATATCTTACCCATTCATTAGTAGGTGTTATACTGTCTTGTGTGTCTGTAATTCCAAAAGATACGGTAGGGTTTCCACTTAATTTTTTAATATATATTGAAGCTGACCTAATTGTACTAAAATTACTGTAACTTGTGAAAAACCTTAAAGTAGTGGTGTCGCTACCTGTTTTTTCAATAGTAGCTGCTGTATTTGTACCGTCTGGCGCTGTAGCGTTGTTATTAGTAATTGTTTCACTACCCCCTAAGTCTGACCAGCCTTCAAAATCTTTAGACTTTGTTATTTGATTAGTTCTACTAGGTTCTAAAAGTAAACTAGGGCAGCTAGCTGGTGTACCGTTAGTTAAATCGTAGTTTAACCTTCCTATATTAGTACCCATAGTTTCAACTAGTCCAGCTTTGTTTACTCTAGTGGCGTTACCGCTTCTAGTAAAGGTAAAATCGCCGTCGCCGTCTGTAGGTATAGCGCTATATATTTTGCTAGTCTTATATGCTGCTGGTATAAGTGCCAGGCTTGCATTATCTTTTAAACCCATTTATAGTAATTTTTACAAATTTACAAAAAATTCTAACGGCGCTTACCTTGACCGCGTCTAGCTTTCTTATAGCCCTTTTGTCCTGGGCTTGCGTTCTTACTATGTTTGCCTGGGCGTTTCTTTTTGCCGTTAGCCCTAAATATAAACTGCGGTAGTTTAGCCATTACTTAGTCTTGTCTTTTAGTTTTTCGTATGTACGAAGTCCACCTAACCCTAACATTCCTAGTAGTATTGTTATTAAGTGGTCCATTTGTAAAGCTGGCGGTATTTGTTCTGGGCAAACCCAGGCTATAATATCGCGTAGAATAAAGTTATATAATAAAGCTACACCGCAAACCCAGCCTATAAAGGGACGCCAGCCAGCTACAAATATACTACGGTGCTGGGCTTCTATTTTGTTTACTTCGTTTTGTACCTTTATTAGTTCTAGCGCTTTTGCTGGGTCTATTTCTTTGCCCTTTATAGCTTCGCGTAGGTCTTTAGCAAAACTACCTAAGGCGCTACTGCCGCCGTTATTAAGTCCTAAAAGTTTAGCTAGTAGTGTTTTCATTAGTATACCCAGTTTACATTAGACGTCTTACTATCATCTATGTCAATATGTACAAAACCTTTACCAGTTCCTATACGCTTAATTCCTAAAAGCATAGCTATACGTATTATTTCGTAGCGTTGGTTACTGTTTTCTATTCCTATATCTACAGCTAAGCCTTTTAGGTGGCTGCTGTTTTTAGACGCATTTTTACCTAGGCTTGCGTTATGTGCTGGCGTCCTGTAGCCGCTTGTAATAGCTATAGGTTTACCGTAAATAGCGCGCATTTCGTCTAGTAATTCTAGTAGGTCTTGGTGCATATTTACACCGCTGCCTGGTTCGTCTGGACTGTCGAATTCGGCTATAGTAAAGTACTTCATTTATTTTTTATTACGCTTGTACAGTTCGTGCCATTTATAAACGGTGTAGCCTATAGTGGTTAGTAAAAGTGCAATTTTTAAAAGCAGTTCTAATTCTGTTAAGGATAGGGCAAAAGCGCCTAAATTCATAGCGTAAAGTTTAAAGTCTTGTACTTCCATTGTGCAAAGATAAAAAAATTAAAAACTTAGTATAGTTATTTGGAAGTCTTCTACTCTAGCTGTAGCGCCTGACTTATCTACTTTAACTTGTATTTTAACGCCACTAGTTTTTATAGCGTCGGTTACAAAAAATTGTGTAGTTCTACTATACCTTACTTCTGTACCGCTACTAGCTATTGTATCGTGCGAAAATTCTACGCTTTTAGTAGTGTCTGGGAAGTACAAACGGCTATCCATTCTAGTGTTAGCGCTGCCTGTAGTTATGTCGTAGTCGTTACGTACTAGTACTACAGTTCCTACTGGTAGTTCGCCTAGGTCTATAGTATTAGTGGCGCTGTCCCAAAGGTCCCCAGTAACATAGCTAGGCTTATGGGTAGTTAGCGTACCGCTTCCAGCTTTATTATTTGTTAGGTCCGTCCAAGTGTCAGCTGTTAGGTTAATAGGTGTAGCTGTCGTAGCGGTGTCTTCATAAAAAGCAAAACCGCCTAAAGTGTCGTATATGGCGTTTACGCTTGTTTTTATTTCATTTACGTTAGCAGCAGTTACTTTGTATATTTCTGCTAGCGCGCTAGTGCTGTTATCGGTTTTATTTGTAAAAGTAATTTTAGCCATATTGCTGTATTTATGTTTGTAGTTCGCTTTGTAGTTCTGCCTGTAGTCCACCTGTAGGCGGTATTTGTTCTATACGGTTACTAAGTTCTATAATAGTCCTAAAGTATGTAAAGTCGTCGCTGTCTTCTGTTAGATAGTTTATACCAGCTACAGTACTAGTAAATACTTTAAAACCTTCGGCTTCTAAGTCTATATAGTCGGCGCTTCTAGTTCTTACTATTTTTAGTATAGCGTCTGTAATTAAATTACTATCTAGTTCGCCGCCACTATCGCCGCTAAAGCGTGTAATAACTTCTAAGCGCGTTATAGTTTCTGTTATATAACTAGTACGGTTTTGGTCTACTTCGTCGTTAGAAACGCTGTATATGCGTATTAAAGGGTATGTAGCGCTGCTAGGTAGTCTATTAAATATAGGTACAGTAGCGCCGCGTAGGGTTACGTTACCGTTTAATTTATCCAGTAGGGCTTTACGTACTCTATGTATTACTTCTCGCATTTATATATATTTTTTTAGTTTGTCGTCTAGTCTACCCATTAAAGCTTTAAGGCCTTCGCGTACGCTAGGAAAAAAGAAGGGCTGCGGCTGTATATTTACTTGGCGCTTACCTTCGCCTTTAAACAGCATCTTAATTTCACTATCACTAAAACCTAAAGCTTTAGCGTCTTTAGTATCTATATACCTACCAGTCCCAAACTCTTGATAAGGCGCGTACTTTTTGTTATACCCTACTTCTGCGGTGTTACCTTTTTTAGCCATATATACAGACTGTTTTAGTTTGCCCTTATCTACAGGCACCTTTTGGGTGCTACGCTTTACTATGTCGCTAGCAGTTTTACCTACTTCGTTACTAAGTTCCTGGCGCGAAAACCTTTTAAGCTGCTTTAGCTTTTTGTCTAATATAGCCAGGTCGTTAGGGTTTATCTTTGCGTTCATTAGTCTATTTTAGTAGCTGTTAGCGTAGTATAAAAGTCCTGATCGTGTTCTACTATACTGTTAATTCTGTACTTAGGTCCAGCGCCTTCTATTTGTAGTAGGTCTTGGTCTTGTATTTCGTCTACTGTTTTTTTACGCATTACTAGTTCTATTCCTACAAAGTGCTGGCGCTGTCCGTTTTCGCTTTTTATATTACCGTCTTTATACGTTAAACTAGCCCAGTAGGTGGCTACAGTAGCTTCGGTAGAAGTAAAGCCGCCAAACTCATCGGCTGTTTTAGTTAGCCTTACTACGGCTATTTGTGTATCTAGTTTGCCAGCGTCCATTATACAAACATTGTTTTATAGCTAGTTAAAAGCGCCTTAGTTTCTGTTGGTACGTCCTGTACTATAGTTCCTGTTTTATAGTCGCTGCGGTTATCGTATAGCGTGCTTATGAATTGTAGCATAGCGTTCTTTATAAGGTCGTCGCTTAGTCCAGCAGTTACGTAAGTTATTTTAACATCTTTAGCGCTACCGCCGTCTAGTTCTATACGTTCGTTATCCAGACCTTTAACAGTATGTGCAGCTGTATTACCTTCGGCAGTTACTGTACTTATACTAGCTATAGGACCAAAGGGTATATCTATTAGCGCTTCTGTTTGGCTTAGGTAGTACGTTCTGTTTTTTGCTACTATATCGCGGCTTATGTAGTTTTCGCACCATTCGCGCGCCTGGGTTATCATTCTAGTAATTAAACTATCGTCGGCGCTAGTGTCTATTCTAACGTAGTTTTTTACGTCGCTAGCCGTTAGTATTTCGTTTCCTGTAGTGCTGTTAATTTTTATTTGACGCATCTTAAAAATAATTTCTGTAAAAATACGAAAAAAAAAGCGCCACTTTTTACAGTAGCGCCCTTAAAGAAACAAATGAAAAAAACAGAAAATTATAAATCTATTAAAGCAAAGTTATTAAAATTGTTTTTATACTTCCCTTGCATTGATAACCTTACGCTTCTTTGTTGATAATTAGGTATAATAAAAAAGCCGTCTAGTACTGTAAAGTAGATAGCGAAAAAATCTACTTCGTCTTTTGTGTAGAAGTCTGTAGTACGCCTTAGTACTATATGAATACTATCGCGGTTAAATTTACGTTCGGCGCTTACGTTCTTTACTTGTATCTTATATAGCTTTAAATCGCGTTCTATAATACAGTCGTAAGGGCTACTATCTAGCAAAGGCATAGATACGTTAAAACCTTCCTGTATGGCTTTTACGCTAAATTTATATTCTGCTAAGCAGCCTAGCTGGTTTCGGTCCACTTTGTTTTAAGTTGCTTACACTAAACTACAAAAAAAAACCCCAGCAGTTGGCCAGGGTTTTCAACAATCAAAAAATAATTATGAATAAATCTACACTATTTAGCGCCAGTGTAGCGACGCATTACGTTACTAGCTTCTGTAAGCTTTTGAATTACC